ACCAAAAGCCCCCACGGTCAACGGGCACCCGGTCACCCCTCTGCTTTCTTAGGCAGAAATTGATCGTAAAATGCGAGAGAACGAAATAGCGGCCCGGCGCGAGTATTACAACATTTTTGATAACTTTAATGTCGAAGATTGTGTTGTGTCGCGTTCGGATATCTTTGCAAACACCGAGGTGTTTGTTCCCAGCACATCTTGGGGCGGCCGAAAACACAAGTACATCATTGCATACGACCCTGCAAGTAAGGTGGATAATGCCCCCGTGCTTGTTATGGACGTCTTTAGAAATGAAGAAGAACAGATATGTGGTCGATGCATACACATGGAAAACCTTGTGGTAACTTATGGCGATGGTTCGAAACGCCCAATGCGCGTTGAAGAACAAGTCGACCGTATTCGAGAAATGCTTTGGGAATATAACGGAAGAGAAAATATAATTCCCTATGAAAACGTTACTGTACTTTTGGATGGTGGTAGCGGTGGTTAGGCATCCGCGATTGCCCAAGAGCTGGCCAAAGATTGGACTGATAAATAGGGTAAAACCCACCCGGGTATTTATGACGAGAACAATGACTATTCAACACGCTGGGCAGAGCCTTATCAACGTTGTGTTGCGGGGACATTAAAGATAGTTGAACCGCGTAAATATAGGAACGCGCTATTTGAGGCGGCGAAGCTCCTTACTCCGCAGGGAGGAATAAAATTTGCTCCCCCTTGTCCGCGTCATGATATTCTTGTCCTCGAAGACGGAACCGAACGCAAGTTATCTAAGGCCGAACAAGCATCTTTGATACAAATGGATCTTATGCGTGAGGAAATTACGGCTATTATTCGTATGAAATCTCCTACCTCGGGAAATATTACTTATTAGTTGCCCCCCGAAAAACGCAACATTATGCACGATGACCGTGCGTATGTTTTTGTGCTTGCTTGTTGGGAGATACGCAATCTACGCGAACAAGATGAGTTTGGCGATGGCGTGGAATTAAATTATGGCGATTTCTTTTCCTAGTCTCGAGACACCCATAACGGTGCCGACACTCCGTGGTTCGATAATATTCGACGTGCAGAAGGAGGGTGTCACAGGCAAACTTCGCCCTTTTCGGGATCGTCTCCTTTTATTAATAAAGGACAGAAAGCAAATTTTAAAATTCAGTAATATCGAAGCAAAAGGAGAAAGGTATGATTTGTTGTAAAATAATATCTAATTTTAACGATGGAACCGTTAGTGTTGCGAAAGTTTTAAAAACTTTCGGTTCTTTAGGCTGGTTAATTTGGGATGGGCAATATATATTTTTTGCTAATGTTGACTCCTATGAAGTGGACGAGTCTAAGGTACGTTATTTATTAAAAAAGAATGGCGTTAAATCTTTTTATATTCAAATTTACGACAAGAATACCGATCTTCGAGAAAAAGAAGATATTAACGCTTGGATTTTAGATAAACTTATAAAAATAAACTACAAAACATACGAAGACCACTCTTAGGAGGTTTTTCGTAATATATCTAAGGGGTTAGATATGCTGGACGCAGAAATAAAACGCGTTGCGTAGCAATAGGCCCTTGATCAAAATAATATTAAAACGGAGGAGGCTGAGTGTATTGAGCAAGAAAAAACTTGAACCTTCAGAGGACATTAGCCAGGTTAAAAAACTCGGCCGTCCCAAAAAAAGCGAGATCGACGAAGTGGTCGACGAAAAAACGCAAGAAAGACTCGATATGGAAGATGCACAGGAGCATATATCCATTGAAGACCTTACGCGTAGGTGGAACACAACTTTCCAACACATGGCGATGTTGGGAGGGAGCTCAGAAATTGGAGCCATTGCAGATAAATGGAATAAATTAAATCCCTTTTTGCAAAACCAGAGGATTAAAGATATTTATTCTCGCGCAAAAAAGTTTAACAAAGTCAATATCGCTGAGTTTTTAGAGAGCCCTGGTAACCACGAACATGAATTAAGGAGTCTGGCTTGGGCCAATTCAAGTTCTCAATCTATATATTATAATATATTGAGACGTTCGTGTGATATACCGAATTTTCATTATTTTATAGTGCCTGATCTCCTTTCTGAGGAGGGGGCCTACTCCAAAGAAGATTTCGAGCAAGAGGATGCACTTGTGTAGAATTGGTTCGAAACCTTTGGGGTTCCTGGGACTTTAAAAACTATTTCAATGGAAGTAAAACGCGAAGGTAAGTCTAGTTATTTGCTGCGTAATAAATTTACGGGCACGGGGAAAAACAAAAAAACTGCTTTTTGTACTTTCCAAAAAATGCCCACCGACTGGGTTAAAATTACAGGTAGGGGGCTTTTGGGTTTTACCATATCTTTTGATATGATGTATTTTTTAAATATCGCCAATTCCCCGAGTGATTTTGGTGAGTTTATTGAGGCCGCTTGGGCGGATATGGTTGAAACAGGGGTGGTAATTAAAGGTGCGGGGGATAGTAAATATACCTTTAACCTTGAAAAAGCCTCGTCATATGCTTTTAAGTACAAAGACGAAACCTATCCGTCTACTATTGAAATTATCAAAAAAGGGCGTCAAGAAAATTATATGTTCTGGTTACGTATGCCATTTGATATTTGTTACACTTTTGGCAGCGACAATTCGTAGCCCTGGGTGGCCCCCGATACTATGGGGTTAATGTTAAAGCTTCAAGAGTTGACAGACTATGGTCAACTTGCCGGATTAATTGCCAGTACGCCATTAACGGCGGTGTTAACCGGAGAAATAGAAACTATTTCGTAGCCTCGTGCGGGCAAAAATGAATCCGTGTTTAGCCCAGAAGTGTTGCGTGGATATATGGATCAATTTAATAGTGCGACTTCAACTAATGTCGAGGCGTGGTTGTTCCCGGCGAAAAATCTGAAGTTACAACAGCTTTCTGCCGATGTTAATTCTTCTGATATAGTTAACAACGCTACTCGTAATTTCATAACTTCGGCAGGTGAAGGTGGCCTTACAATCACAACAGATAAGCCAAATGTGGCACAAGTAACTGTCGCAAAACAATTAGCCGCTTCTCAGCAAAGATATGTGACCCTTCAATTCGAACGTGTTTTTAATTTTATTCTTTAGCACAAGCTTGGTTTAAAATATCAATGGAAAATTCGTATTTGGGGTGACATTTTCAATAACGATAATGATAAAAAATATCTAAAAGAAATCGTGGCCAATGGTAACATTGCACTTCTTCCCAAACTCATGTCCGCGGAAGGAATCTCGATGCGCGACACAAAGGCCATAACAGAGTATATTAAAACCCTGGGATTCTACGAAGACTTTATGACGTACACGATGCTTAAAAACGCAGAGCTCGGCGTCGAGCAAGCCGAAGAAGATGATGGATCTGGCTCAGGAGAGGTGGGGCGGCCGTCAATTGATGACGGAAACGTTGAGAATGATGCCACCGCTGCGAGCAAGGCACGGGGAGATAATATTGCGGACAATCGAGAGTAATATTTTTGGGGGGATATAATTATGCGTATGTCTAGAGATTCATACGAAGGTATGAATAAACTTGTCGCGATGCTTTTTGACGCAAACGCGGTTATTGATAATCTTGCGTATAGTCTGGATTATCATTATTATAATAGAATTGCTGAAGTTGTTCATCACTATGTGGCGCACGCTATGCCGGCTTTGGCAGACGAGGTGTCTGATCAAATGTTGAAGCTTTCCGCCAGACCTGTAAGGTATCCGATCGGCGGTTATTCGACAGATTATGAGGAACCTGTTGATGTTTTTAAAGCGCTCGTAGAAACACTTGGTAATTTAAGACAATATGTACGTGAATTAATTGAAGTCGCCGACTTAAATGATGACGACGAAGTCAGAATTTTTGCGGAAGAATTTTTAATGAAATTATTAGACTACGTAAAGCAGAGCGAAGAGTGGCTTGATGCTGCTGGTAAGATGGATGCGAACAAATTAAATGTACATATTAAGAAATATACCCACTTCATTAATATCGATGATGATTGAGTGATGGGGGTATAAGAAAATGGAATGGCTTTAGATTGTATCTTTAGTTGTGTCTGTTCTCAGCCTTTCAACAGTAAGTAGTCTCGTTTGGAAAGATCTTCATGATAAAAAAGTTGCGAACAGCCAGCATGTGAAAGAACTGAAACAAAAAGAGTCTGCAGAGTAGATTCGTAATATTATTGCCGAAGAGGTCAAACCGATATGTGACAAAATGGATTATATTAACGATCGTTTGGAAAAAATTGGCAATGGCACATTATCGACGCTGCGTAACGATATTTTACGTTGTTACTATGATTGTCTCGGTAAGGGGTACAGAAATGACTATGATTACGAGAATTTGCACGATTTATATGATTCCTATGATGAATTAAACGGCAACTCTTTCGTGTCCGATATTATGTCCCGGTTTGATGCTCTGCCGACCAAAGAACAATTTTTAAAACAAAAGGGGGGCACTGAAGGTAGTGGCAAATAATAATACCAGACTTTTTCTGGAAGTTGACGCCGACCAAATCAGCGTCACTCAATTATTAAAAAAAGATTTTCTTGAATTGCAAATGCGCGCTATTAGCAGCGCCAACCCCAACCGAAACGGTTCCTGGTTTACAAAAGAGTCTATGGAAAGATCCATTGGTACTTTTGTTAATAAGCCTATTTTGGGATATTTCAAACAGGGCGACTTCGTTTCCCATAATGGGGAGTGGAAGGTAGACGGCGAAACAGACCTTCCCTATTTTGATACCTGGGACACCGAAGGTGAGAGAATACTTGGGATCATTCGTGAATCTGACGAGCGTAAAATTATACAGGGATCCGATGGTTTATATTGGATTACCTTTACATGCGCGCTCTGGTCTCAGTATAATTTTAAGCAAGTAAAAAGATTAATTAAAGATGCTCGCCGTGCAAAGAAAAATGGCGGCCCCGCAAAAAACATTTCTGTTGAGGTAGATATACTCGATTATGAAATGCTTGAAAACGGTGTAATGAAAATCAATGAGTTTGAGCTTATTGGTGTTACAATTTTAGGTTCCAGGAACGGTATAAAAGTTGAGCCTGGAATAGAAAATGCAGAATTGTCGGTAGTGGATGTAATGGGCAGAGAGCTTTACGATAGGCAAGTCCAGGCCTTGCGTTTGGCTTATGAAAAACTCGATAACTCTACCGAAGTTAAGAAGGAGAAAAATATGGAAGAAGTTCTTAATTCCACAGAGGAATTTGAACAAAACGTTGCAACTGAAGAAGTTGTGACGGATACCTCCATCTCTGAAACCTCTGATTCTTCTACGGAGAATTTCGAGGACACTTGTTCTGAGACCGAGGGCGCTTCTTGTGAATGCGGCGCTGCCGTGGAAGCAGAGGAAGCCTGCGGCGAAGAAAGAACCGACGAGTGTGGAGGAAAATGTGAAGAGGTTTGCCCTGATTGCGGTAAAGCTCCTTGCGAATGCGAAGAAAAAGCCGTTGAGTGCGGCGGTAGACACGAAGCTATAGACGCAGAGCCTTGCGAGGAAAAAGAGACCATACGTGAAGAAAATTCTTGTGAAGAGTGTGAAGAATGTGAGCACGCTCCGATGAGAGATGTAGCTTGGCTCATATCTTCTTTTGACTGGCAAGACGGTGATATCGCGGAATGCTTAGAATATTACCAGAATGCGCCGGAAGAGATTGAGAATCGTGAATATATTATTAATGTATTAAGTCGTTCGCTTAATTCTGTGCGCGGTATCCTTGCAGACTTAACTAATCTTGCTGCTGTTATCGCGGAGGGTTAGGTTGATGATGAAAAGCTTGCCTATGAAAGTAAGCTGCAGCAGTATCCGGATCACTATGCTCTTATAAAAGCTTACGAGAAGCTCGAGGGTGAAAAGGCCGTAATTGAAAACGAACTTCAGTCTGCTTCTGAAATAATTGCAAAATTTGAGCATGCGGAATTTGTGGCCTCTGCCAAGAAGTTAATTGCTTCGTCGAAAATATCTTCTGAAAGTGCAACTGAATTTACTCAAAGGTGCGAAAGCGGAGAAATTAATTCTCTTGATGATTTGCGCGTAAAGGTTGCTATGGCGCTTCTTGAGCAAAACATGGCTACCGCGCCCGAACAAGTCCAGGAGGAAGAGACAGACGGTGCTTCTGAAATGTCATTTAGCGCACCAATCTCAACCCCCGACACCAATTCCGTCTTTTCCAAAAAAGAAGATTCCAAGAAAGCCTCTGCTAGCTCTTGGGATCGCCTGCGTGATTACGCAAATAGATAACCTTGTTAAGACAGAGACGTCGCTCTATCGATATCGCCGAAGTCGATCCTGCGATAGATCTAGTTTTATATATACGTTAAACCAAAAATTAATTTACATTTAAAAGGAGAATTAAACTATGGCTAATGTTTTTAAAAGAGGTAAGATGCTTAGTGGCGTTGCCGATTCTTACCTGACTAACGTTGTTGCTGACGTAGAACTCCCCGATGGCGCTCTCGTCGTCTGTGGCGATCTTGCTCCTAACACCGTTTATGATCCTGCTGGTCTGGACGGTCTTGAATATGACACTTATATCGTTGCTGCCCCCGCGGCTGCTACCGATGAAGTTGTCATTGTTGACTACGCTGGCATTTCTGAAGGCGCTATTGCCGATAATGTTTACAAAATGGGCAACAAGCTCTATGGTCTGAAGGTTCCTGCTGGTACCATAGCTAGAGCTCGTAGACTTGCTCTTCACGACAAATACTGGATAGGCGAAGACAACTTCGATACCGAACCCACTGTTGGTAAGTTTGCTACTGCTGAAGCTGGTGAATTCACTCACAAAGCAGCTGCTTCTCTTCCTGGTTCTGGCTTTGCCGTTAAAGTTCTTATTAAAGAAGACCTCACGACTGGTATGAAATCTAACGGTTCCATCTACCTCGTTGAAGTCGTTCAGCTCTAATTTGTAAAGGAGGAGGGTTAATATAATGGAAAAATATTTTGCTTATACGAAATCCACGGACGAGTCCTTCAACTCGCTCGTTGATTGCACCCTTGACCTTGCGAGAGCCTGCTACGAAGGCAGAAAACCTGCTGATTATGAAGCTCGCAACAAAGACCTGCTTTACGCTATGGGTAAGAAAGGCGTTGAAGGCACCCGTTATGAGGCTGCTTTCGAAGCTGAAGGCCTTGCTGTTTACAACCGTCCTATGGTTAAAAACAACAGCACCGTTCGCGATAACTTCAATGCGGTGATCGCACAGGTTATCAATGCTATCGTTCCCGAAGTGGTTAACGATACTTTCTCTAAGTTCATTGCCGATGTTCATCAAGTTGGCTACGGCGAGACCGCTCGTTTCATAATTGAATCGAATGATCTTTTCAGAGTTAACTCTAAAGCTGAAGGCGTTCGCAAGGGCGTTGATCAGCCGATGTTCGATGACGAAATCACCGTCAATGCTGCTCCCCTTACCGTGGACGCTTGCATTGACTGGTATCCGTTCGTGGCGGGCGTGTTCGATATGGGCAACTTCGCTCTTAAGATCGGCCGTTCGTTCATGGCTTACATCTTCCTTAAAGCCGTTAAAGGCATGACTCAGGCTACCACCGATTTCGGTGCTGCTTATACCACCAATGGCGTAACTCCGACTCTTTGGGGCACCCTTAGAGAAAGAGTTTCTGCTGCCAATGGCGGCATGAACGTTATTGCTATCGGTACCGCTGTGGCTCTCAGCAATGTTTCGCTGCAGGGCAACTTCCAGGTCCAGATAGGCGAAGAGATGAACAAAGTTGGATACCTTGATCAGTATCTTGGTGTTCCCCTTGTTGGTCTTAACAATGTTCTTATCCCCGGCACTACCAATAGCACTGCCACCCTCGCTCTTCCCGACAATAGAATTTACATGATTCCTGTCGGCGGCGTTCGTCCTGTTAAGATAGTTTTCGAAGGCGACGAAATTTCTGTTTCGTTCAACCCCGAATCCACTTCTGACAAACGTTATGGCATCTCTGTCGAATTAAGAGTCGGCGTGTCTGCTGTGGTTGGTTCCAAGTACGGTACTATTGCTCTGTAATTTTCTACTGAGTAATTATTGTATTTAAAAAAATAAAGAGGGGCGCCCATGCGCCCCTCTTATAGAAGTAAAAGGAGATATATATGGCTACCAATAAAACTACAAATAAAAACACCACTAAAGCACCTTCGAGCAAGGGGCCGACCAAAGCTGATCTTGAGGCAAAGATAGCGGAGCTTCAAGCCCTGCTCGAAAAAGCGACCGCAGCTGCTGCGGAACCCGCAAAAACAACCGTTGTTGCAGCGCCCGCCACTCCGTCTACAGATGTAACGCTGGTATACTGTTCTGACAGTCTTGGGTATGCCAAAATTAGCAACATGGAAATTAACTGCACCAGATATGGGGAAGAGTTCGTTATGACTCGTTCGCAATTTGATGAGCTGGTTGGTAAATATCGTTCTTGGTTTGATCGCGGTGTTTTTGCTGTTTCTTATAAAAATGCGGATGTTGCTTCCGCAAAAGGTGTTTTTACCGATAAAGAACTCGGTCTCGATGTCGCTACTTTGTATGCAATCGGTAAGATGTCGGCCCGTGACTTGGAACATCTTTGGAGCGGTCTGAAGCTTCAAAACCTCAAAGAAAGTGTTGTATGCTACTATAAACGTAAGTTTGTAGAGGGCGATCCGGCTTTCTTAGATCGCGAAAAAGTTGATCTTTTAGACAGATTAACCAAAGGCGGCTTCAAAAGAGAGCAAGACGAGCTGAGTGGCCGTTATAAAATTCAACCGACCGAAATGTAATACTTTAGCGAAGGAGGGGTCGAATTGATATAGTTTTACGATATTTTTGAAAGGGCTTTCAATCTATTTGATGACCCCGACTTAAGTAAGAAATATTACAATGATCAAGCGGGTTTTCAAAGTGACATGCTTGATTTTCTCATAATTGGAAAAAATAAATTCACTTCCCCGGTGGCTATTACCGACAAGTTATTGGTATGTGCGTAGCCGGAAGGAAAGATGGAAAGTGATTCAGGCGATGGAAACGATACTTATGTTCTAGAACAACAGGTTGCCAATGGTGGAGTTGGTGTTGGATTTACTTACGTAATTGGTAAAGAGAAGGTTTTTGGATCGTATGATCCCGAGACCAACTCAGTAACTTTTCCTCGAGCAATCAACTCCGATGAAACTTGGGCTGTCTCGTGGTTCTATGCGGGCGCTTTTACAGCTGACTTTTCTGATTGTCTTCGTTCCGATTTTCCAATGGACGCGATCATGGATAAAGTAATAAACATACTTGCTTATGCTTTATGTTCCGCCTGGGGCGATAAAGAAGTTGGGCGCGTTTTAGAGGTTAGGAATATTTTAACTGATACAGATTTTTAGATGTATTCACCCGCAAATTCGGCGAGAGCAAAAGTAGAGTGGCGAAATCAAATGAACAGAGACATGGATACTTTGGTCTCAGAATTAAATTGGAGGATTATGTCGACTCCCAGAGGAGGCTCTAATTTTGGAAAATAATGAACAGATAAATGTGCAAAAAGCAGAAATTAGATTTTCTCCGGGGGAAGAGCGCGAATGCTATATTGGACTGCGCAGCCAGTTGATTAAACTTTTATATATGATAGAAGCAGAGTCTCGGGGCGAAGGGAATATAGATTTGTGGTTCTATGGTTTTATGTTTGATTTAGCTTCAGCTAATGTGTTATGCGATAATAAACTTACCAGGGTTGTTGTAAAAATACACGGCCTATATGATGGAGCAAATTATAAAAATTTGACGCATGCGCAAGTAAAACGTCAAATCATGGAGTCAAAAGGAATTCTCGATCATTTAATCGGAGATCGTAAATAAGGGGGCACGACGTATGGCGCGAAAAGTTATTGATATCACCCATGCGGCGAACAAGTATGATATTCTTTCTCAAACCCCCAAAAACTATAGCGCAGATAATTATTTTATAAAAGAGTTATAGGATAAGGTGGACGCCGACTGGGAATATCGACCTAACCGCGTGGATATTGAATATGAAAACCAGTGGGGCGAACAAACTTATTCTCCCATTGAAGTTGTTATACAGTCTGTCAAATCTGAGAAGGGAACAGCAATT